TGAAGCGGGAATGGTGGAGGATTTGGGAGCATGATGACCCTCCGATGTGCGAATTTACAATCCAAAGCTGGGATACGGCCTTCTTAAAGACGCAGCGCTCTGACTTTTCGGCGTGTACGACGTGGGGTGTGTTCTACCAAGAGAATAATGTGGGCGTTATGGTGCCAAACATCATATTGCTTAATTCGTTCAAGCTGCGGATGGAGTTTCCTGAGTTAAAACAGCGGGCGTTCCAAGAATATAAAGAGTGGGAACCTGATGCACTCATCGTTGAGGCTAAAGCGTCGGGCGCTCCGCTAGTGTTTGAACTTCGGGCGATGGGTATACCTGTGCAGGAGTATGTGCCCAGTAAAGGTAACGATAAAATTGCCCGTTTGAACGCAGTTGCTGATATATTTGCATCTGGGAGAGTGTGGGTTCCGAATACGCATTGGGCGGACGAGTTAGTAGAAGAAGTAGCTAGCTTCCCCAGTGGCGAGAAGGACGACTTAGTCGATTCGATGACCCAAGCATTGTTACGCTTCAGAAGGGGCGGTTTTATTAGCTTGGATAGTGATGAGCCGGATGAACCAAAATATTTTAAATCGTACCGGAGTGCCGGTTACTACAACGTGTAGGTAAATTATGTCTATAGAAAAAGGTTTGTACGCAGCTCCTCTCGGAATTGCTGATATTGATAACGACGCAGCCCCAGATATGGAGATCACGATTGAGGATCCCGAGTCTGTTGAGTTAGATATAGATGGCAACCCCATCCTGCGAATCGAAAAGGAAGAGCCGAGTGCTGAGGACTTCGATGCAAACTTAGCCGAGTACATGTCAGAAGCGGAATTGGCTCAGTTATCTGGTGACTTAGTAGGTGAGTATGACGAGGACGTCAGCTCCCGCAAAGATTGGATACAGACCTACGTGGACGGTTTGCAGCTCTTGGGTATGAAGATTGAAGAGCGCATGGAGCCTTGGCCCGGTGCTTGTGGTGTATACCACCCGCTATTAAGTGAGACTCTAGTTAAGTTCCAAGCTGAGACCATCATGGCTATTTTCCCAGCCGCAGGCCCCGTTAAGACACAGATCATCGGTAAAGAGACACCAGAGAAAAAAGCAGCGGCGGAGCGGGTTCAGGATGACATGAACTACCAGCTGACTGACGTGATGCAGGAATACCGGCCAGAGACAGAGCGTATGCTCTGGGGCTTGGGTCTCTCAGGTAACGCGTTTAAGAAAGTGTATTTTGATCCGAGCTTAGATCGCCAAGTAAGTATGTTTGTGCCAGCAGAAGACTTAGTTGTGCCATACGGTGCAGCGTCCCTAGCACAGGCACCTCGCATTACCCACGTGATGCGCAAGACCAAGAACGAGCTACGCAAGTTGCAAGTGGCAGGCTTTTACAGAGACATTGACTTGCCTGAGCCAGAAGATACGTTCGATGAAGTAGAGAAGAAGATTGCTGAGAAACAAGGCTTTCGTGCATCGACCGACGACCGCTACAAGTTACTTGAGATGCAGGTTGACCTCGACCTAGACGAGTACCCAGACGTAGACAAAGACGGTGAGCCTACAGGGATTGCGCTGCCATACATCGTGACTATTGAGAAGTCCTCCGGCGAGATCCTAGCTATTCGTCGTAACTATAGGCCTGAAGATGAGAATAAACAAAAGCGTAATCACTTTGTTCACTACGGCTACATTCCTGGTTTTGGTTTCTATTGTTTCGGTCTCATTCATCTTATCGGTGCATTTGCTAAGTCGGGAACTTCCATACTTAGACAGCTCGTGGATGCTGGATCACTTAGCAATCTGCCCGGTGGATTCAAAACTCGCGGACTACGTACTAAGGGCGACGATACCCCGATTAGTCCAGGTGAATTCCGAGATGTAGACGTGCCAAGCGGTACGATGCGTGATAACATCATGCCGTTGCCATACAAGGAGCCAAGCTTAGTTTTAGCTGGGCTATTAGATAAGATTATCGAAGAAGGTCGCCGCTTTGCTTCCGCTGCTGATTTAAACGTCAGTGATATGTCAGGCCAAGCACCAGTAGGCACAACCCTAGCTATTCTTGAGCGTACGCTCAAAGTGATGAGTGCGGTACAAGCACGCATCCACTACTCTCTCAAGGAAGAGCTTAAGTTACTACGCGACATTATTCGTGACTACACACCAGACGAGTATGAATATGAGCCGAACGAAGGTCCCGCACGTGCGAAGAAAACGGACTACGATGACTGCGATGTTATTCCGGTCTCCGACCCTAATGCGTCTACGATGGCGCAGAAGATTGTTCAGTACCAAGCAGTTCTTCAACTGGCACAAGGCGCGCCTCAGCTATACAACCTCCCACTCCTCCACCGCCAAATGCTCGACGTGCTGGGCATTAAGAATGCTAACAAATTGGTCAAGCTACCGGAGGATCAAGTACCAGAAGATCCGGTTAGTGAGAACGCGAACATCCTAATGATGAAGCCGGTCAAGGCGTTCCTGTACCAAGACCATCAGGCACACATCCAGGTTCACATGGCAGCAATGAAAGATCCAAAGATCATGCAGTTAGTTGGCCAGAACCCACAAGCTCAGGCTATGCAGGCATCAATGATGGCGCACATTAACGAGCACATCGCATACGAGTACCGCAAGCAGATGGAAATGCAGATGGGTATTGAGTTGCCGTTCCACCCAGATGAAATGGACCCAGCAGAGCGTCAGATGCCTGAGATGCTGGAAGTTGCTATTTCACAAAAGGCTGCCCAAGCAGCGCAACAACTATTACAACGTAATACCCAAGAGCAACAAGCTCAGCAAGCGCAACAAGCTGCGCAAGATCCGATCATTCAGATGCAGCAACAAGAATTGCAGATTAAGCAGGCAGAAGTTGATATTAAGAACCGCAAGCTCATTGCCGACGCAACTGCTAAAGCGGATCAGCTTGCTATCGAGCGGGAGCGCATCATGTCCCAAGAGAAGATTGCCGGTATGAACGCTCAGATTAAAGTTCTTTCGGAAGATAAGACCCGCCAAGCTAAAGCAGAAGAAATAGGTGCTAAGTTGGGTATTGACTTGGCTAAGTCCAAAGAGCAATTTAACTTACAGCGCATGCAGCGCCAGCAACAAGCCCCTAAAAAAGGTGAAACCAAATGATGGATAAAACCCTAGAACTGTTAGATCAAAAACTAAAGGTTCAACTTAAGGGACTTGAAGAAAGCTTGGGAACCGGTACAGCCAAAGACTATGCCGAATACCAGTTTATGTGTGGGAAGATTCGAGGTCTTCTTACTGCGCAGATGGAACTAAATGACCTCGCAAAAAACCTGGAGCATTCAGATGAGTGAAATACTAATTGGATCAAACCCAAATAGTCCACAAGTAGTAGGTAGTTATCAGTACACAGCATCAGACGAAGACAAAGCTAAACAACTCCCAACCCCATCAGGCTATCGCATCCTCTGCGCTATCCCTGAAGTCGAAGAAGAGTATGAAAGCGGGATCTTAAAAGCAGACGCAACCATTAACTATGAAGAGAAGCTAGCTACAGTTCTATTTGTAGTAACACTTGGCCCAGACTGCTACAACGACAAAACCCGTTTTCCGAACGGACCTTGGTGCAAGCAAGGTGATTTCGTAATTGTCAGACCAAATGCTGGCACACGTCTTTTAATTCATGGACGTGAATTCCGAATGATTAACGATGACTCAGTGGAAGCCGTAGTTCAGGACCCACGTGGCATCAAACGCGCTTAAGGAGCATTAAATGGACAAAGAACAATATAAGTTCCCTGACGAGCAAGAAACAGAAAATCAGGGTAAACCCTTAGATGACGATACTATTAGCTTCGAAATCGAGGACGATACACCCCCAGAAGACCGTGATAAAGAGCCAATGCCTGCAGAAAAGGTACGTGCACTTGAGTCTGCTACTGACGAAGAAGAAGCAGAATTGGCCCCTAGGGACCAAAAAGAACGACTTCAGCAGTATAAAAAGGTCTGGAATGACGAGCGTAGGGCTAAAGAAGCTGCTTTGCGTGAGCAACAAGAGGCTATTGATCTAGCAAAACGGGTGCTTGAAGAGAACAAAAGACTCAAAGCACAGTACTCCGCTGGCGAGAAAACCTACATCGAAACCATGCAGAGTCAGACAGAAACGCAAGTGGCTATGGCCAAGCGTGAATACAAGGAAGCACTTGAGTCTGGTGATGCCGATCGGGTTGTTGAATCACAGGCTAAGTTAAATGAAGCTATGTTTGCCTCACAACAAGCAAAACAATTTAAGCCTACTGCTTTACAAGAAGATGAAAATGAAGTACAAATACAACAAGTAGAGCAGCAGCGCCCCAGAATTGACGCCAAAACGCAACTCTGGTTAGATGAAAATCCTTGGTACGGCACCAAAAAAGCCATGTCGAGTTTTGCTGTTGGCATACACGAAGAATTAGTAGATGAGTACGGCAAGGATATTGTTGGTACTGATAAGTATTACAAACGCATCGATCAAACCATGCGTAAAAAGTTTCCTGAATACTTTGAGTTGGATGGGGACGATAGTACGGTAGAGACTAAAGAGAATCAAACCTCTCAGCGGACTAAGCCTAGCACGGTAGTAGCTCCGGCAACACGCAGCACATCCTCCAAACAGGTGAAGCTGAAAACGTCGCAGATGGCCTTGATTAAGAAACTGGGCCTGAGCCCTGAGCAATATTCCCGTGAAGTATTAAAATTGGAGGTTTAAAAAATGGCTACAAACAGAATCACTCGTGAATTAGAAACCCGCGCAACTTATGAGCGTCCTACGGCTTGGGCTCAACCCGATCTCTTGCCAGAACCTGATAAGCAAGCAGGCTTTGACTATCGTTGGATCCGTGTAGCTACTCTTAATCAGGCTGATCCTCGCAATCTATCCGCAAAAATGCGTGAGGGTTGGGAGCCAGTGCGTATTGAAGAGCAACCCCAGTTTCAGCTGTTAGTAGATCCAAGTAGTCGATATAAAGACAACATTGAGATCGGCGGGTTGTTGCTTTGCAAAACACCTTCTGAGTTCGTTGAACAGCGTAACAAACATTATGCTGAACAAGCAGAAAATCAAATGGTAGCTGTAAACAATACCCTTATGCGTCAAAGCGATCCACGTATGCCTATCTTTAATGAAGGTAAAACGACGGTTAGCTTTGGTAAAGGTAGTTAATTTTTTAATTTAGGAGATTTAAATGGCTTATCCAACCGTTGAAGCTCCCTACGGCTTCGAGCCGATTAATCGTGTAGATGGCATGCCTTATGCTGGCGCAATTCGTCAGTATTCAGTAACTCAGGCAGCTGCTATGTACAACGGCGATCTAATCGAACTAGACGTAGGTGGCATTGTAGGTACAGCAACATCCCTCACAGGTGGCGCTAAAATTGGTGTTTTTGTAGGTTGCCAGTACACAAATGCAGCTGGTCAAACCATTCAGGCTCAATACTATCCAGGTTCTAGCGTTACTAACGCTATTGCTTATGTAGTTGACGATCCTATGGCTGCGTTTAAAGTTGCTGTTACAACTGCTGGTAGTGCGATTACTACAGTAACTCGTTCTGCTATTGGTACTAACGTAACTGCCCTGGCAGGTACTCCGTCCGCTATCACAGGTAATTCTGGTCAGTCTATTCTGAGCACATCACCTGCTGCTGATGCGACTTTCCCAATCCGTATTATTGATGTTGTCCCTGAGACAGCAACAGGTGCAAATGCTTTCACAGAAGTGATCGTTAAGATCAACTTGCATCAGATCAATACTACGCTCGGCAATGCCGTCGCCTAACTAAGGAGCTATAAATGGCTATTTCACGCGCACAACTACTGAAAGAGTTGCTCCCTGGATTGAACGCATTGTTCGGTTTGGAGTATGCAACGTATGGTGAGCAGCACAAAGAGATCTACGAAACTGAGACCTCTGAGCGTTCGTTCGAAGAAGAAACCAAGCTGTCTGGCTTTAGTGCCGCTCCCGTCAAGAACGAGGGCAGTGCAATTGCTTATGACAATGCACAAGAGGCATTTACTGCTCGTTATACCCACGTAACTATCGCTCAGGGTTTCTCTCTGACCGAAGAAGCAATTGAAGATAACTTGTATGACTCCTTGTCAGCTCGTTATACCAAGGCTTTGGCACGTTCCATGGCGTATACCAAGCAAGTTCGTGCAGCTTCTGTGTTAAACGGTGGTTTTACTACCTCTGTTGGTGGCGACGGTGTTCCACTGTTCTCCACATCACACCCATTGGTTTCTGGCGGTACTAACAGCAACCGTCCTACTACTGGCGCTGACTTAAACGAGACTTCTTTAGAAGCCGCCGTTATTCAGATCGCTCAGTGGACAGACGAGCGCGGTTTGCTCATCGCTGCTAAGCCTAAGAAGCTGATTGTTCCACCACAACTTCAGTTCGTTGCAACTCGCTTGCTCGAAACCGAATTACGTGTTGGTACAACCGATAACGACATCAACGCATTGAAGAACAACGGTTCCATCCCAGAAGGTTATACAGTTAATAACTACCTGACCGATGTAAACGCATGGTTCTTGTGCACTGATGTTCCAAACGGTATGAAGCACTTTGTTCGTACACCTTTGTCCAACTCAATGGACGGGGACTTCGATACAGGCAACGTACGCTACAAATCACGCGAGCGCTACAGCTTTGGCTTCAGCGATCCGCTTGGTATGTTTGCAAGCCCAGGTGCTTAAGCATTATAAATCAAGCACTTACGCTAGATTGGAACCCCACTTCGGTGGGGTTTTTTATTACGTGTTATATTACTCGTATCGTAACTCGGAGGTAATATGGAATACCCAAAAACACGTAAAGAAGCTAAAGAAACCGGTGCAACACATTACTACACAGGTGAGCCGTGCTCTCGCGGGCACATCACATTACGTAAAACTAAAGGTGTATGTGTAGAGTGTATGAAAGAAGACTGGGCGGTAGATAACGCCAAACGTAGCCTTAAACCAAAATCAGAAGCTGCTAAAGCGGCGGGGCAAAGATACTATGAGCGGAATAGAGAAGTAGTAATCGCCCGTTCAAACGCTAGACCAAACGAAGAAAAACATGCGCACAAACAAAAATACAAAGAGGCTAATCCAGAACTCTACAAAGCGCTTGTAAGCGTGCGTAGACGCAAACACCGCAGTGCCACACCTCCTTGGATCACAAAGGAACAGAAACTAGAGATGCGTGCCTTGTATTTACAGGCGCAGCAGCTAACTAAGATTACTGGCGAAAAGTACGAGGTAGACCATAAGATACCGTTGATACACCCAGACGTATGCGGCTTACACGTGCCTTGGAATTTAATCGTAATTACCAAAGAAGAAAACCTCAAAAAGTCCAATAAACTCCTTGCACAAAGCCAAAAAAGTAGTAAGATTGTGGAAACTGGATAAACCAGTCTATTAAACCGATCCAGCGGACGCATACACGATTAATAGGCTTACTTTGTATGGAGAATTACTATGGGTTTCGCTACTCACTTAGGTCCTTGGCTACTTGGCACCGTTAAAAACACCACTGGCACTACTGCTGGCTTAGTCCGCAACACAGGTACAACGGTTGTTTCACAAACATTCAAACGTAACTACGCTGGCACTACTGTAGCTGCGCCTGCAACTGACACCATCGCTTGCCTCCCAGCCGGCGCACAGATCCTCGACATTTATGTTGATACCTTAGTTGCCTTTACTGGCTCTACAGCCGCTAACGTGGTTATTGGTAAGTCTGGCACAACCAACGCTTTCTGGGCTTCTACCGACATTACTACTGCTGGTCGTTTAGCTACTACTAACGCTAACCTAGCTAACTGGGCTGGCGCTGCTACTACTGCCGCTCCTGCTGGTGCTGGTATTGGCTCTACAGACGTTTTAGTTCTGGCTACATTGTCACCAACAGTGGCAACGGCAACAGCTGGCACGGTTCAGTACACCATTGTTTATGCAGTTAAGAACTCTGATGGCGCACCTGCTCAAACAGCATCCGAAAATTAATCTGGCGGACTAGGGTTTTCCCTAGTCTACTCAACATCTTAGGAGATTAATTATGGGTATGCAAACTGACATATTATCGGCGCACA